TGGGCGACCACTTGCCGGCGTCGAGGTCGATGAAGCTGCGCGCCGGGATGTGCTGCTGCGGCTGCAGGTTCAGGTGAAGCGGGGCGGCCGACTTGGACAGCACCAGGAACATCCTCACCCGGTTCTGTGGGGCGCCATGGTCGGCGGCGTCGATGACGTGCGGAGCGACCGAGTAGCCAAGCGCCTGCATGGCCAGCTCCCAAGGGCGGTACAGCTGCCAGTCGAGGAATTCCGGCACGTTCTCCACCAGGATAAATTCAGGCCGGTGGTGCTCGGCGGCCGATACCACGGCCCATGCCGTCGAGCGGCTGGCGTCGTGCTGAGGGTTGCCGCTGGCCTTGCCGCGCGCCTTGCTGTGGCCCTGGCAGCACGGGCTGGCCAGCATGATGTCGTGGGCCGGCACCAGCTCCCAGCGGGCCTGATGCAGATCCTGGCAGACGTGCTGCGCGCCGGGGTGGTTGATGGCGTGCCATTCGACGGCATCGGGCCAGTGGTTGGCCGCGAAGACGACATCAACGCCAGCCATTCGGGCGCCGGTAGAAAACCCGCCGGCACCTGCAAAAAGATCAATCGCTTTCATGTGTATCCCTTCAATTGTTCGTTCGTGACCTGCTCGCGTGACACTCCAGGCAGGCTTACCAGCCCGGACAGCTCCGCATCGTGCAGTCGATCCGCCCCGTGGATCAGGCGGGTCAGCAGATCCTGTGGCTCGTCGATCCCCGCTCTGACCATGCAGCGGATCAGCGCCATGTCGGTGGCCCTGTACAGATCAACCTTTATCGTGCGTGCCAGCAGCCGGGCTAGGCGTTCTTCCTCGCGCAGCTTGTCCCGTTCGCGCTGCTCGCGCTTTCGCTCGGTCGGTGTCTTCGCGGTCATAGCGGCAGATCCTGCTGCTGCTCGCGCTCCGCTGCACGCAGCTCGGCGCTATAGCTGTCCTCGCCATCATGGCGCGGCACCTCGACAACGCTGCCGTCAGGCCTGCGGATCGTTCTTGCGCCTCTGGCGTCGCGCTCGACCGTGTAGCCGAGGCGCTGCCAGTACCAGTTCGGGCTGTGTGGCTGGGCGATCATGCTGCGATCTCCAGAGGCTTCGTATGGCTACAGTGCTGGCACTTCCAGTGCCTTGCATCGGCAGCGCCGGCAATCCGCATCGGCTTCATGTGGCACTTTGGCGGATCAACCAGTTCGATGGGCTCTGGCTGCTTCCAGGCGTCGACGGCCTCGAATATCCGCGCAGCGCCGGCTTCGTCGAGCGCATGCCCACAGGGGTTCGCTATCCATCCGCTGCCGACGATGTGCACCGGGTTGCAGCTATCCAGCAGCGCCCGGTAGTGCTCCTCCAGTACGCCCGCAAGCGCATCCGTGTGGTAGATGCCTGCCGGGGCGATCTCGACCGACTTGTAATAGCGCCGGCCGGCCTGGTCTTCGCAGAACGCACTGATGTAGATGACCCACTGGTGCGACATATCGAAGATGGCGTCGGCGACGTGGCGGCTCGCCCGGTACCTGATACCCGTCTCCCAGTTGCACAGGCCCTGCCGGCCTGCTGGGTCGATGTTGTAGACTGCCATTTTCGACTGGCGCAGGGCCGCGCGGGATGCGCGCTCGATCCGGGCGCGGTTGTTGTTCGGCTTGCGTTTGCTCATGCGAAACCCTCGCGGCGGGCGTCGTAGTAGCCGGCCAGCCAGGCGCAGCGGCGGAAAAGGTCTGTCTGCGGAAACGGGCAGTCGGCGGGGTAGTTAGCGCGCGACCCAAGCTCGACGCAGCGGTCGAACTCCAGATCAACGGGGTCTTTACGCTTTGGGAAGTGGCGAGCCTTGATGGTCATCCATGAAGCTCCTTCCGCACCATGGCGGCGTAGCGGCGCGATACCCTTAGCGTGCCGATAACGCCATCTACGTGCAGGTAGTAGTGTTCGCCGTGCCGCTCGACCTCAAGGGCCTTGCTGCGCGCTACCAGGGTGCCGCGATGGATGCGCAGCAGCTTTTCGCCGAACTCGCGCTCCAGCGATGCCAGAGACTCGTCCAGAACCAGCATGCCGTTGACGTGGTGCGCCTCGACATACTTGCTGTCGGCGCGCAGATACAACAGGTCGGCGAACTGGAAGGATCGCTTCTCGGCGCGGTGCGTCTTCTCGACGATCTCTGTTCTTATTTCGCCGCCCTCGCCTTGCGTGCCTGATTGGCCTTCTGCCAGACGCCGTGCTGTGGCGACTTGCTCGGGCGATTGACGCAGTAGCCGAGCACTTCGACTTCTCCGGTGTATTCGGCCATCAGGCAGGCGAGTTGCTGCCGTGCGGCCTCTTTCGCGGCCGGCGTAGGGAGATTTGGGTACATGGGGATATCCGGTAGAGGAGGGCGCCGGAGCGCCCGGTGATCAGTAGGTGATGGCGACGCCGGGGATCTGCCGCTTTGCGATCAACGTGACGGCCTGCTTTGCGCATGCCTCGGGCATCCCGCCAGCGATGAAGGCGGCGAGCGCGGCGCGGTTGACCTCGGCGCGGCGGGCCTTGTCGGCCTCGCGGGCCTTGGCTTCACGCTCGGCAGATGCCTGCTCGTCTGCGATGCGCTGGCGTTCGGCTGCTGCGGCGCGCTCTGCCTGTGCGGCAGCGTTGCGCTCGGCTTGCTCGGCGCGCTGCTGGGCTTCCAGCTTCTCGAGGTCGGCGCGCTCGGCCTGCAGCTTCATTTCCAGTTCGCGGCGTTCGGCGGCGGCCTTGGCGTCGGCTTCGCGCTTTGCCGCGGCGTCGCGCTCAGCCTGGGCGCGCTGCTCGGCTTCGCGGGTGGCGCGCTCTGCTGCTTCGCGGGCGATCCTCTCCTCGCGCTCCTTCTGCTCGCGCTCGGCCTTCTCGGCGTTGAAGCGGGCGATCTCGGCCAGCTGCTCCTCATGGGCGATGCGGCGTGCCAGCTGCTCGCGCAGCGCGGCGACGGCTTTGTCCTTGCCGCGTGCGGCGTCGGCCTCGAACTCGTCGAGCGCGGCGCTGATCTCGAATGCTTCGACTTCGGTCAGCTGGAGCTGCAGCTGCTCGGCAGTCAGGTCGGCACGCTGGTCGACGAAGCTGGCTAGCCATGCGAGCGTTTCCTTGTGGCCGGCAATGCGGGCCGCCTCGGCTGCTTCCCACTCGGTCAGCGGCTTGCGCACCTCGTCCTTCCAGGCGTCCAGCAAGTCACGCATCCGTCGGCGCTCGTCGTCGATCTTCTTCGGGATCTCCTTCAGCTCGGCGACCAGCTCCTTCCCTACGTTGTCGAGCGCCGTCTTGGAGCGGGCGACCTTGTGGGCGATGCTGGCTATGGAGTCGCGGCCCTTCTTCGTGCTCACGTCCGGCGTGAAGCCGTCGATCTCGGCGCGGATCTTCTGCAGGTACGGGTCAAGGCCGTTCGCTGCCTGGAAGACTTGCAGCGCGGTTTCCTTCGGCGGCACAAGGGCCAGTTCGGTCGATTCGGTCATGGTGTCTATCCGTATAGGATGGCGCAGCTAGTGCGCCCGGCTGTTGATGTCGATGTGGTGTTGCTTGGCCAGACGGCGCAGGGTGGTCCGGCTGATGCCAAGCTGGGCAGCCAGGTCGATCTGGCGCATGCGGCAGGCGTTGCGGCGGATGTGAGGCACGATTGCGGCCTCCTGTCGCTGCTTGTGCTGGCGGGCAAACTCGATGCCGTGCGCCTGGGCGACTCGGTACAGCGTGTGCGGGGATCGACGCAATCGGCGGGCCGTTTCAGCAATGCCGAGCGGGGCGAGCTGGGCGGCCCTGGCTGGCAGCTCGCGGTCCTTCTTGGCGCGGTACTGGCGGCGATGGCGCTGGGCGTCGCACGCCTTGCACCGGCCGGACAGCTTGCCGCCCCTGTCGTGACGGACGCCGAAGAACTCAGCATCAGCCGGCCACCACTCGCGGCAGACGGTGCAGAGCTTTTCAGGCCCGCATTCCGTGTCGCGGACGATGGAGATGGCGCGGGTCATTCACCGCCCATCCTCGACCGCATGTCGCGCTCCAGCTCGGCCAGCTCCTCAAGGAAAGCGCGAATTTCCGCCTCCATGTCGTTGATTCGGCTGTCGTCGCGCTCGAAGCGGAAGCAGGCGTAGCGCAGTTCGCTCGGCAGGCGGTCGTCAAAGCTCACGAAGTCGACCCACTCGCTCCCGGTGCAGGCCATCTGCGCGAGCATCTGCCATTCGTACTGCGGGTCATGCCGTCCAGACTGCAGGGTGGCGATGTGGGTGGCGGTGTTCGGGCATTTGATTTCGATCAGCCCGGTCGCGCCCACAAGTCCGTCAGGCGATGCGCCAAAGCCGTCGATGACCGGGTGCAGGATCAGCCCGACTTCATCCACGTCTTCGCCCGCATACAGCTCATAGGCTGATCTGGCGATGGGCTCCAGCTCCGTGCCGCGCTGCATGGCGGCGCTGGTGAATCCCTCTGCGCGGCTGCCCGTCAGACGCTCGCACAGCAGCTCCATCATGTAGTTGCGGCGCGTAGCTGACGGCTCCTTGCCGCGGCCCTTGGTCATCACGTCCTTTACGCGACTCCCGGTGACGCGACCCAGGCGGGCCGCCACCCATTCTTCACTCCCCTGTTCCATGGCTCACCTCGCCTTCGATGGGTTCAAGCTGCGCGAGCAGCGCTTCCTTGCGGCTGCGGGCGGCAGCCTTGAGGGCGGAGAAGGCGGCCTCGTCCTTCGCGGCCCGCATCGCTGCGCGGCCTTCCTCGAACACGGCTTGCAGCGCTTCGACCGATTCGGCGGAGGCGACTTGTGCGAGCCACTTTTCGGCCAGTTCTCCGGTCGGCTGCTGGCTTGCGAGCGCCGCCAGCCCTTCGCCCGAATCCGTGTTCAGGTGGTGGATTGCTTTGTCCAGGCGATCAGTCTTCGGCCAGTACTTGTAGGCCCGCTTGACGACCGTCTTCTTCGCCATCTCGCCATAGTCGGTCTTCCAGGGCGAGGACTTGCCCGACTTCACCGACTGCGAGCGGTTCATGATCGCGTCGATCTCATCGCGGCTCATGCAGGTGGTGAGGTAGTCGCCGTCTGCCGTCTTCACGACAACGTAAACGCCGAGGATCTCGCCGCGATCTTTCGCGAACGGGTTGTATCCGTGGGCTGGCGGCTTGTCGAATCCGTTGAGGGCAAACGAGTCGGCCGCGTAGACGATTTCCGCCTGAGCCCAGCGAATCGAGCCGGTGGCCATGGCCAGATCCATCAGACCCATGTAGCTGATATCGAGGCAGATTTTCCCGTCTCGCGGCACCAGGTACGCCTGCCGCTTGGCGGGGTTAAGGCTGATGCCAATGGCGCCGATGTTGGTCACGGCGTTGACGACTGACTGCCGGTTCTGCATGGCCAGCTTGGTGGCGTAGTCGTTCGACGTGATGATCTGCACGGCAAACCCGGCTTCGCGCTCGAAGTTGATCGAGCGGTCAGCCAGCACGCTGGCGAATTCCTCGCGGGTGCCGTAGATATCCTGCGTGATTGTGGCAATTGCGTTGCTCATGTGCTGCTCCAGATCAGATAGCCCCAGGCGATGACGTAGGGGGTGGCGCAGACGGCGCCGAGCATTGCGGCGCCCGCTGCGATGAGTTGCAGCCGCTCGCGGACGCTCACCGCATAGCCCGCAGGATGGCCGTCTGCTGGTCGCAGGTGCGACGATGGGCGATTCCGTCGAGGAGGGCGCGCACCTTGCGGCAGCGCAGCTCGAACAGCGCCGCGGCGCGGCTCTTGTGCTGGTATGTCAGCGTGTATCCGGCTCCAGTGACGGCGACCTTGATCGGCTCGCCTGCGTGGCCGTCCTGCAGAGCCAGGGAGCGGGCGCCGAGTTCGCTGGTGGCGGTGTAGGTGATGGTCTTCATGCGGCGCCCTCCTGCATGTAGCCGTTGAGCCGGCCGATCAGCGCGTTGATCTGCCCAACAGCATCACCCGAAGTCAGGGTCGGGTGATGGATGTAAATGGATTCGTTGATCAGGTAGCTGTACTTGGCCTGGTATTTCGTGGAAGCCGGGCAAAGGTATGTGGTGACTTCGCCCGTGTGGGCTGCGTAGCTCATGTGGGCGTGGTAGGTGCCGTCCAGCGTAACGTCCAGGCAGGTGGCAAACAGCCGCTCTACAGCTGCGCGGATCTGATCGTTCATTCTTCGTCCTCCGATGATTCGTCGTTGCCGTCCTGGTCCTCGTCGTCGATTGGGTCAGGCTCGGCCATGTCGTAGTGCCACTGGCTGAAATACATGTGCGGATCTCCTTGCCTGCAGTGGTCATGCGCTGGACCTGTTGCCGAACAGGGGCGCCCAGGAAGCGTTGGTTAGCTGTTTCCAGCGCATGCCACTGCAGACTGATTGGGGGAGGGTGCCGGCTGCTGCCTTCCGGCCGGCGTCGTCATCTTTTTGTCCAGTACCGCGCTCTGCGAGAGAGTTGGGATGCGCCGGGCAGTTCTGCGCGGGTGATGCAAGGCGCATCGGACAACACTTCGGTTCGGCACGTCTGCCTAGCCCTGCCGCGCGTGTGGTTTCGCACCAGGCATCCGTTCGGCGGCATCTTGAAGGCCCTTGCCCAAGCGCAATCCCCGTTCGGTTGATCAGCCCGCTTCTACAGGGGCCGAAGTGTTGTCCGATCCGCCCTGGTGGTTGTATCGGCATCCGCTACTGCCCGCGCCGGATGAGTCGCGTGTGGGGTCGCCGTTGTGACCCTGGCTGTCCAGATTGCTGCCGCGGAAACCTGCCGAGGGTGGCAGGGGAGGCCGCAGATCGCTCTATCGCGCATCGGGTTAAGCGCGGCCCCTGTGTGCCTGGCGTCAGGCGGCCCGCAGGGTGCTACGGGGTGTTAGGCGTATGCTACGTGGCAGCAATCGCCAATGATCCATTCATTGTGCACACCATCATCCAACAGCTTCTTGGCGGCCTCCTGAAGCGTCTCAGCGGTAACTTTCGCATCGCTGGTGACTGTCTCTTTCCCGCGCTTCCACAGCGGGAAGGTGAAAACGTAAAGCTGCTTGCTCATCTCTCACTCCTCCAGTTCAACTCCCGCGACAGCCGCCTCGTGAAGCGGCTTCCGGGAATCGTCTGTGTGTTCTGACTCAGGCGCCAATCGCTCACTGGGCCTCGCGCTTCCCCTCAGATGGAAGTCCAGGTTGCAACCTCGGCGAGCCTGGATTGCGCCGCGATGACTCTTGAGCGCAGCGCTTCAACTGCCGGCCCGCAATCAGGCATCGCCTCGATAAACGCGATGGTGCGCTCCGTATCGGCGATCTCCTGGGTTAGGCGGTCAGTCTCAAACTGGCGCGCACCGCAGTAGCGGTCGACGTGTGCCGGCCTGAATACCGTTCTGTAGCTGCCAACCTTGCTGCCTGCTGCGACCTGCTTTTCTTCCCATCTGAACTGCTCGCCGGGCTCCATCTGAGCGCCACAGGAGGCGCAGTGTGCGTGCTTCGTAAGTGCTGGCATGGCCGATTCTCCGGTTGGTTTTCCGCTGCCAGCTCCGAAGTGCTGGCAGAAGAAACTCAACTTTGCGGGGCTACTTCGTAACCCGCTTCCCGCTATTTCCTACGGTTTCGACGGCGATGGCTCCATCCGCCCAGGTGCCCAGCTATTGCCTCAAGCTGGCTTGGTGTTTCGTCTATCTCGTCTTGCTGGGCGCTGTTTCTGGCCACCTGCGCCTGGGCCTGCTTTCGCATCTCGGGGAGCCTGTGGCTCCGACAGATCACCGCGCCTTGCTGGCCGTGATCACTCATTTGTGCGGTTCTCTATCCTGCGAACCCGGGGTGAGGCATCCCCTGTACCGGACTTGGCTTGCTCCGCAGTTGCCGGCTTGCTGGCTGCGGGTGGGTGGAGCTAAAGAGCGGCGGGCGGTGGTGCTGCCCTGCGCGGTGTTCTGCGCTTCGATGGGGTGAATTCTTGCACCAGCGCATATGCGTGTCAATGCACCAATGCAAAAAAATATGCACGACGATGCGCGAGCGAAATTTATTTCGCATGCGCGACATGGGTCTTATGCAGGGTGTCGATTCGTGGGCAGAAAAAAGCCCGCTCAGCGGCGGGCTCAGGTGTCGGTCGTGCCGGTATGCGTCAGGCGAACATCGCCCACCAGAAAACGCGACCGATTATGCGAATGCCTTGTTGTTGCACCTCGTCCAGGCGGTACTCCTCGTCCGGGTGCTCGTCACGATTGAAGCTGCGAAGGCGCATTCCACCGCCCGGCATGCGGTAGACCTGTTTGACGCGAAGCTGGCCGTCGTGGCTGATGGCGTACATGTCGCCGTCCACCATGTCCTTGCGGCCTTTATCCACTCCGACAGTTGCACCGTTGCGCAGCACGGGTTCCATGCTGTTGCCGGTCACGGTCACGCATACAGCGTTTTCAGGCTGGACGCCGTGCTTCCTCAGCGAGCGAGCGCCGAAGCGCAGCTTGAGGCTGTCGCTCTCCTGAATAGCCGTCCGTCCTGATCCTGCTGCCAATTCGACTTCCCTTAGAAACGGCACTTCCACCTCGTCTTCACCTAGCGGGGTCTCATCATCCCATACGGCAAAGGGCGTGGCATCTGGATGTGCGTCGCTCTGCGCTGCACCGATGGATGGCGCCGGCAGCGGCTGAAAGCCTCGGAGCTGGTCGGTCGTGATCCCGAAGTAGTCGGCGAGCTTGCGCACGGGATCGTCCTTGGGGACCAGGATCTTGCGATTGAGGATGCGCGAAATGGTGGATTGACCGACACCCGACAGGGTTGCCAGCTCCGTTGGCTTGATTCCTTTTCGGGCGATCAGCTCGGCAAGGATGCTGTGGATTGTCTTCTTATGCATGCCGTCAATCATGCCGTCCGGCAATGCATAGCGAAATGGGGGCCTTATGCGTTGACTTTCTTGCACCAGTGCATAAGATATGCATAACTGTTGAGGGGTATCCACATGAGCACCACCAGTCTTTCCAGAAAAGTGGACGACCTGCTTGATTCCGGCATGGCCTACAAGGTCATCGCTTCCTTCGCCAAATGCGACTACTCGACCATTTACCGGATAAAGACCGGCGAAATCGACGATCCGCGGTACTCGGTGGGAAGTGCGATTGATGAGCTGCATGCCGGTCTCCGCAAGAAGTCCGCAGCCCGCAAAGTGGCTGCATAGGTAAGCGTAGAACGGCTTTGCACTAATGCAAGCGAGTTAGCGCGGTAGACGCCTGAATTTCAGGCACAAAAAAACCGGGTGGCACCCCGGTTCATTTGGCAGCGCATAGCGCCACAAGCAACGAGGCAATGATAGATGCAAATGATCCAATCCGCCAATGCTGTAAGCATGTCCAGCCTTGAGCTGGTCGACTTCATCAACGCGCACCGCAAGCAGCAGGCCGAGTCCGCCGGGGCAGAGTTCCCGTCTCGCGAGTTTGCCGAGCTGGACCACGCAGACTTCATGAAGAAGGTGCCGAAGGTGCTTGGCGGGGGTGTCGGAAAATTTTCCGACACCTACCAAAACCCGCAGAACAAGCAGGTTTATCCGTGCTACCGATTCCCCAAGCGCGAAGCCTGCCTGATGGCCATGTCCTACAGCTACGAGCTGCAGGCCGCCGTCTTCGACCACATGACCGCGCTGGAAGCGAAGCTGGCCCAGCCCATCGCCATGCCGTCCTACGCCGAGTCGCTGCGCCTGCTGGCCGACCAGATCGAAGAAACGGCGCGCGTGACAGTTGAGCGTGACCTGGCCGTGGCTACCAAGGCGCTGATCGGCTCCAAGCGCGAGGCGACCGCCATGGCCACCGCGGCTCAGGCCAAGCGCGAGGCCGCCAAGCTGCGCGATCAACTCGGCTTCAACTGCCGCCACGCCACCATCCTGGCCGTCGAGCACGCCACTGGCGGCGAGTTCGCTTTCCTCGGCCTGCGCCGCTGGTGCAAGGCCAATGGCGTCACCGCTGAAACCGTACCCGACAAGCGCTATCCGGCCGGCGTGAAGGCGTGGCCGGCTGCCGCCTGGCTGGCGGTCTACGGCATTGAGCTGGTCGAGCTGTTCGGGGGGGAGGCGGCGTGAGCATCATCCGCGGGCCTCGCCCGGAAACGAAGTTCTACACCCTGGATAAGTCGATCAGCGAAGACCCGCGTCTTTCGTGGGCTGCGCGCGGCCTGCTGATCTTCCTGCTCGGCAAGCCTGATCACTGGGAGGTGTCGGTAAAGCACCTGATCAACCAGACCAAGGATGCGCTCGGCAAGTCATCTGGCCGTGATGGCGTTCGCGTCATCCTCAAGGAACTGGAGGCGGCCGGCTACCTGACTGCCGACTACGCGCGCTCCAATGCCGGCTCGTTCAACGGCATGGCGTACACCGTTCACGAGATCCCGCGAGACGATTCACCGGAGACGGAAAATCCGTCCTCGGGTAACGGCTCACCGGAGACGGCTTTTCCGGCCCCGGCAAAACCGGCCCCGGCAAATCCCCACCTAGTAAAGAATGATCTTCAGCAACTGATTGAAAAAGCACCGAGTACTGATATTCCCAGCCTGCCCGCTGAAGCGGCCAGCCCGGCACTGGAAGGCGAGCTGATCGCCAAGCAGGCCAAGGCCAAGAAGCCGGCCGACGAGGACATGCAGGCAGCCTGCCGAGCAACCTGGTCTGCCTACGCGATGGCCTATCAGAGCCGCTACGGCGCCGAGCCGATCCGCAATGCCAAGGTGAACAACCAGGTCAAGCAGTTCGCCACCCGCATCCCGCGCGACGAGGCTCCGGCCGTGGCCGCCTTCTATGTCGGCATCAACGATGCCTTCCTGGTCCGCAACTGCCACGACTTCGGGTCGCTGCTGGCCAAGTCGGAAACCTACCGCACCCAGTGGGTGACTGGTCGCCAGATCAACGGGCGCACCGCGCGCCAGATCGAAGACCGCCAGGCCAACCTGTCCGCAGGCGAAGAAGCCGCCCGCCGCATCCGCGAGCGCCACAGCAACGGGGAGCAGCGCAATGAATTCCTCTGACCGAATGACTACCGCCCAACTTGAGCGCCTCGCCCTGGCCATTTGCGCAACGGCCGAGACGCTGGGCTACACCCTGAGCGCCGAGGCTGCCGAGCTGATGGCCGAGGATCTGGCCGACTACCCGGCCAAGGACGTGGGCGCCGCGCTGCAAGCCTGCCGCCGCGAGCTGACCGGCAAGCTCACGCTGGCCGCCATCCTGCAGCGCGTCCAGGCCGCAGACGGCCGTCCGAGCGATGACGAGGCGTGGGCCATCGCCCTGTGCGCCTGCGACGAGACCGACAGCGTGGTGATGACGGACGAGATCCACATCGCGCTGTCCGCCGCCCGCCCGGTGCTGGAGCACGGCGACAAGATCGGCGCCCGGATGGCGTTCAAGGCCGCCTACATCCGCGCCGTGGACAACAACCGCCGCCAGGCCATGCCGGCGAAGTGGACCCTGAGCATGGGATCGGACCCACAGCGCCGCCTGATGGCCGTACAGGAGGCTGGCCGTCAGGGCCGGCTCCCTGCCCCGGTCGTGCAGGAGTACGTCGCCCAGCTCACCCACGGCCCCATCACCAGCGACGGCCAGGCCATCGCCGGCCTGCTGACCGGCAACGTGTACCAGATGAGCCCGGCGATCCGCGAGAAGTGGCAGGCCGTGAAGGCCGAGGTCAACCGCAACGCCGCCGCCGCGAAGGTGAAGCGCGAAGCGGAGCAGGAAGCCAAGCGCGCCGAGCTGGCCGCGAAAAAGGAACAGGCCGCCGCCGCGCTGGCCGAGCTGGAAGGGAGAAAGGCCAAGTGAGCATCGAACAGAAGTGCATGGCGGCGCTGGCCGCACACGAAAAGGCGCTGCAGGAAGCGAAGGCGATCACCCGGCGCATCGGTGAGGCCATTGCCCGCTGCCCGGTAAGCGTTGAGGTTGCGCAGTCGTGGGATACCGGCGCTGAGGTGGCGCACCTGACCGACGAAAAAGGGAAGGACAAGACGCACCTGTGGGAAGCCCTGAATGAGCGCGCAGGAGACGGCGGCTATAGCGAGCGCGGCCTTGATGCCGGCGAGATCGTCGAGCACCTGGCGGCTTCCGAGTGCCCGCACTGCATCGAGGCATGGGAGCTGATCCAGCAGCGCAAGGATGCTCGCCAGCAGCTCGGCATCCAGCGCCGCCTGATCCGCTACTACGGCAAGCGGGCGATGGAAGCGCAGGAGGCCAGCCAATGACCACCTACACCCGCGACCCCGCCCAGCAGGCGGCGATACGCCAGCGTCAGGCGGCCGGCTACGTCATCACCGCAGACAAGCCGAGCAAGGTAGAGATGCGCCATGGCGGGCAGATCGTCGTCATCCTGCGCGACGGCAGCGTAAGGCGTGGGGTGCGGCATGGCTGACGCAGCATTCCCGATCCGCACCGAGCAGGACCGCCAGCGGGCAATGGCCTACATCGCCGGCATTGATCTGGAGAAGCCGCGAAAGCTGGCTATCTCCGACGAGGACCGCACCGCAGAGCAGAGCGCCAAGCTCCACGCGATGCTGGCCGACATTTCCCGCCAGGTAGAGCACGCCGGCAAGAAGTGGAACGTCCTGATCTGGAAGCGCCTGTGCACCGCGGCATGGCTCCGCGAGATCGGCGAGAACGCGACCATGATCCCGGCGCTCGACGGCAACGGCTTCGACGTGATCTACGAAAAGACCTCGAAGCTGGGCGTGAAGAAGTGCGCGTCGCTGATCGAGTGGGTGACGGCATTCGGCGCCGAAAACGCCGTGCGCTGGACGCAGCGTGACGTGTGGGGAGGGCGGTACTGATGAAGGGCCGCAATCCGTCAGCCGCCGAGAAGCGCCTGCACTCCCGTCTGTCCGCGCTGGGCTGCATCGCCTGCCGGCTCGACGGGCGCCACAACCCGGTGGTGAGCATCCATCACATCGACGGCCGCACCAAGCCAGGCGCCCATAGCCGCGTGCTGCCGCTCTGCGCTGGCCACCACCAAGACGGCTACGGCGCACCGGGCCTGATCGCCGTCCACCCGTTCAAGGCACGCTTCGAGGCGCAGTACGGCACGCAGGCCGAGCTTCTGGAGATGTGTCTGCAGATGCTCGACGAGGAGGTCGCATGAGCCACGACAACGGCCTCGGCAAACGCTGCCCCGACTGCGGATCGCCGATGGTTGACCTTCGCAGCATGAATACCCGGCTGTGCAGCGGGTGCAAGACCGAATTCGACTGGCACCTGGCGCCCGGCCAGAAGCCGCTGATAAGCAACAACAGAATCGACCGCAAGGAGCAAACCGCATGACCGTCCAGAAGTTCCGCAAGAAGCCCGTAGTGATCGAGGCAATCCAGTTCGACGGCTCCAGCAGTGGCGTCGGCGAGATCCGTCGATGGATGGAATCCGGCGAATACCGTCGCGGCCAGGTGAGGACGCAAGACTGCGGCCGCACCTTCACCATTCCGACGCTGGAGGGCGAGCACATCGCAAGTCCTGGTGATTGGATCATCAAAGGCGTAGCGGGCGAGTTCTACCCATGCAAGCCGGAAATCTTCGCCGCCACCTACGAAGCAGCCGAAAGCAAGGAGCAAGCATGACCGCGCAAGCCGCAGCACTGGAACTGATCGAAACCCCGAACCTGACCACCGCTGCCGACATCGCCCGCGCCATCGCCGACGCGCTGCCGGATGACCAGCTGAGTCCGCTGGAGGTTAGCCACGAGATCAAGGATCTGAATCTGCACACCATGGCCGAAATGGTGCTTGAGCTGCACGATGGCATGGCCGTGCGATTCCACAACATCGAGGCCGCCCAGCAGTGGCTGAACCTGGTCGAGCTCGCGCAGGGCGTGAGTGCGCGCGGGGTGGCGGCATGAGCCACAACCACTACTTCCGCGATGTGACCGGCCTCGAAAAGCTGGATGTATACCGCCTGCTCGACCTGTTCGGCGTCACCTGCCCGGTGGCGCAGCACGTCGTCAAGAAGGCCATCGCCGCCGGCCAGCGCGGGCACAAGACCCTGCGCCGCGACTGGCAGGACATCGCCGACAGCGCCCGACGCAAGATGGAGATGATCAACGAGGACAACGGATGGACTGACAGCGCGATCAAGGCCGCGGCATTCCCGAGCACTGGCGTATTCGGGCCGATGACGGGTGAGTGGCCCGACGAATCCCGCCGCCAGGACGCCGCCGCCGAGGACGAGGCGTTCGCGGCCGTTGAGGCCCGGCAGTACACCGGCCAGGGCGGCGTGATGATCCAGTGCCCCGGCTGCACGGCCTCGTCGTGCGAGTGCCGGCCGTGAGCGGGGCAGGGGATGAGTGGCTCGCACAATTTGGCCTCGCTGAGCCCGCAGGAGCGCCAGGCGATGCAGGCGGATCTGCTGGCCTGCCGGATCAGGCAGCAACTCGGCAGCCTCAAGGGTGCGCAGCGGCAGGAGCAGGGGAGGGCGCTGCTGGCTGCGGTGTCAGCGAACATGCAGGCGGCTGTGGTGGAGCGGCTGAAGGCGAGGGCGAAGTGATCACCTTCACCGTGCCGGGCGAGCCGCAAGGAAAGGGGCGCCCACGGGCGTTCCGCGCCGGCAAGGGCATCCGCATGTTCACCCCAGCCAAGACCGAGGCATACGAACAGCAGGTGGCATCGGCAGGCCGTGAAGCGATGGCAGGCCGTGAGCCGCTGCAAGGCCCGCTGAGCGTTGATCTGGTCGCGGTGGTAGCTGTGCCGCAGTCGTGGTCGAAAAAGCGCAGGGCGGGCGCTCTGGATGGCTCAGAGCTGCCGGCAAAGAAGCCTGATGCGGACAACGTGGCCAAAGCGGTCGCTGATGGCCTGAACGGCATCGCATACCGGGACGACGCCCAGGTGGTCGACCTGCGAGTTAGGAAGCGCTACGGCGAAGTGCCGGGCGTGCGTGTAGAGATCAGGCCGGCCGTGCAGGTATAAAAAAAGCGACCCCACCCGAAGATGACGCCGCTTTGCACTGGACATGCACCGGCAATGTTATCACCTTCGGGGGGAGGTCAACATGCGATACAGGGCGAAGTGCAGTGATACCCAGCTGACGCTTGATCTGACGATGATCGAGGCGGCAAAGGTCAGGACCACCTGCGCCGCGGGGACGCCGATCACCATCAACGGCGTCACCCGGCCCGCTGGGGAGTGGGCCGAGATACGCGGGATCAAGTGGCAGACGGTCAAGATGCGGCGCATGCGTGGCGACAACTGGCGCGAGGCGCTTGATCCAGATCGTCCGCGCATGTCGTGGATGGCCGGATGGGGGATCGTGCCGGCCAGCTACCGCCAGACGTGCAGGGTGTGATCGCCGGCACCTTCGGCGGCGGCACGGGCAGCGAGTTCGGCCACCATGGCCTGCAGCTGCTCGACTGCCTCCGGGGTGATGCGGCCGCCGAGCACCGCGCTCTGCTTGTCGCCGGCCAGGCTGACAACCATTAGCGTTTCGGTATCGCCGGATGCCATGGCCTCGCCGGCAATGCCCAGCGCCTCGGTCACGCTGAAAAACACGTCGTCGTTCATTTTGTCGATGTTCATGGGGTGCCCCTGTTGAGTGAGCGGCCAGTCAACGTGACTGCGCTGCGTCCGCAAGGGGCTTGCCCGGATCGGCCAGTCACATAGGGTTGACTCTGCCAGCCGCGGGGGCCAACGAGCGGGGGCGACCATCCCCAGCACAAGGAACCGCGGCCATGGCCGACCACAATTTCTTCCAGGACGCCGCCACCGAGGCGTTGAAGGCCGCACCACCCGTTGCCGTGACCGGCGCCATCGTGTCCGGCATGACGATCAACGACTGGATTGCCATCGCCACCCTGAGTTACCTGCTGCTGCAGATCGGCCTGCTGCTGCCGAAATACTGGCGGCTGTGGATTCAGGAACGGCCCAACAAGGACGACGACGAATGACGATTCGCCGCCAGCTGATCGCAGTAGCAGCCGGTGGGGCCTTGAGCCTTGCCGGCGTTGTCGTGGCCCACTACGAGGGGTATCGGCCGACCGCCTACCTCGACCCGGTGGAGATTCCGACCATCTGCTACGGCCACACTGCCACCGCGCGCCTCGGCCAGACCAAGACCCGCGCCGAGTGCGACAAGCTGCTGGCGGCCGATCTGGGCATTGCCCTGGCAGCGATAGACCGGCACACCCGCGTGCCGCTGCCCGATACCCGCCGCGCCGCACTGGCCAGCTTCGCCTACAACGCCGGGGAACGCGCCTACCGGGACAGCACCCTGCTGCGCAAGCTCAACCAGGGCGACTACCGCGGGGCCTGCGCCGAGCTGTCGCGCTGGGTCTATGCCGGCGGCAATAAGCTGTCCGGGCTGGTCAAGCGCCGCGCCACCGAGCGCGAGCTGTGCGAGGTTGGGCTATGAGCGGAGCCATGTTTCTCTCTACGGCCTCGATTCTGGTGCTCGGCATGGCTATGGGCGCGGGAATCGAGCAATGGCGCATGACCGCCCTGCTCAACGCCGAGCGCGCCGATACCGCCGTCCAGCTCCAGCGGATCGCCGAGGCCAGCGCCAAGGCTTTTGCTGAGCAGCAGCAGGCTCGCCAGGCTCTTGAGGCACAACTTCAAACAATCGACTCGAAGAATCACAAGGAACTCACTGATGCAAAAGCAGAAGCCGCTCGCCTTGTGGCTGACCTTCGTGATGCTCGCCAGCGGCTGCGCGTCCGTATCGCCGCCCCAGCCTGTAGCGGTGAAGTGCCCGAAGCCTCCGGCGCCGCCAGCCTGGATGATGGAACCGGTACCGCCGAGCTTCACCCAGCGACTGCTGCAGATCTTGCCGCCCTTGCAGGAGACGCCGACGCCTGCGTCGTCACCCTGACCGGGTTGCAGGAGTGGGCGAGAGCAGCGACGGAGACAGATCGTGAGTGAGGCCAAGGGCACGGACTGGGAGGCCATCGAGCAGGCGTATCGCGCCGGCCAGTTGTCCGTCCGCGCCATTGGCGAGCTGCACGGGGTGGGCGAGAGCACCATCCGCAAGCGCGCCACCACCCACGGATGGATGCGCGACCTGACCGAGAAGGTGCAGGTGGCTACCCGCGAGAAGCTGACCCGCGATACTCCGGTGCGCAGTGCTGGTGCGCAGTGCGCAGTGGTGCGCACCGACGAGGAAATCGTGGAAGCGGCGTCCAATGTCGGGGCGTCAATCGTGTTCGCCCACCGGGAGGGTCTGGCTCATTGGCGGGCCATCTCCAACCGCCTGTGCGCATTCCTGGCGTCCGCCGACATCAACGAGGACAACCACGGCGACATTGCCCGCAGCCTCAACGCGGGCGTCGATGCGCAGATCAAGGTCATCAAGGCCGAGCGCCAGGCGTACAACCTGGACGAGGTGTCGAGCGAGGAGAGCTTCGAGGAGCGGCTGGTTAGGCTGGTGGGCGACAGCCAGTAGATGGGGTTGCGGGGGCTCGCCAGTCACATACCGTCAGCCTCATCCAATCGGAAGGGGCGCAGCATGCAGAAGTTCATCGGCACCAAGATCATCCAGGCGCAGGAGATGACCCGCGCCGAGTACAACGACTATCGCGGATGGGAGCTGCCTGCCGACGAGGACGGTGCCGACGCCGGCTACCTGGTCGAATATCTGGACGGTGGAAAGGCAAACCACCATGACCACGCTGGATACATCAGTTGGTCGCCTGCTGATGTTTTCGCTCGCGCATACCGGCACACCGCAGGCATGACCTTCGGCCAGGCCGTTGAGGCTCTGAAGGCCGGCCAGCGAGTCGCCCGCGCCGGATGGAACGGCAAGGGCATGTGGCTGATCCGAATCGCGCCGTACGAGTACGAGGTGGAGTCGTACACACTGTTCGACGCCGCCAGCTTGTTGCCGTACATCGCTATGCGCACAGCAGATGCCTGCATGGTTCCATGGATCGCGAGCCAGACCGACATGCTCGCCGAAGACTGGGCCGTCATCTGACATGGCCAACGCCGACACCCTGCTGCTGAAGCTGATCGAGGACGACGAGCTGTATTGCTCGGCGAACCTCAAGATCCGCACGAAGGACGGCGAGATCGTCCCCTTCGAGTGGAACGACGCCCAGCGCTTGCTGCACGCCAAGCTCGAGGAGCAGTTGCAGCACAGCGGCTGGGTGCGCGCCCTGGTGCTCAAGGGCCGCCAGCAGGGCTGCTCAACCTACGTCGCAGCGCGCTTCTACAAGCGCACCAGCATGCGTTTCGGCAAGCGCACGATGATCCTCACCCACCTGGACGCGGCCACGCAGAACCTGTTCGGGATGGCGAAGACCTACTACGAGTTGAGCGACCCGGCGCTGCAGCCGGCGATCAAGGCCAACTCGGGTAACGAGCTGTCGTTCGCCAAGCTGCGCAGCGGCTACAAGGTGGCCACCGCGGGCTCGAAGAACGCCGGCCGCTCCGACACCGTGCAGTACCTGCATGGCTCCGAGGTGGCGTTCTGGCCAAACGCCCAGCAGATCATGGCGGGCCTGGGCCAGACCGTGCCCCTGCTGCCCGGATCCGAGGTTATCCTCGAGACGACAGCCAACGGCCTCGGCAATCTGTTCCACCAGATGTGGAACCTGGCCGTGGCCGGCAAATCGGACTTCATGCCGGTGTTCATCCCGTGGTTCGTGCAGCAGGAGTACCGCCGCCCGGTACCGGCCGACTTCGAACTGAGCGCCGACGATGCCGAGTACATGGCCACCTTCGGCCTCGACCTCGAACAGATGGCGTGGCGGCAGGCCAAGATCAATACGGATTTCGCCGGGGATCAGGACTGGTTCAACCAGGAGTACCCGGCCACCCCCGACATGGCGTTCCTCAAGGTAGGCCACAAGCCGCTGATCCAGACCCTGCGCGTCCAGCGTGCCCGCAAGCTGAAGATCGAGCACCAGAGCCGCATCGGCGCCCACGTCGTCGGCCTCGACCCGGGGCGCGGCGGCGATACCTCGACCTTCATCCACCGCCAGGGCCGCGCGGCGTGGGGCATCGAGCGCAACAACGTGCCGGACACCATGCAGGTTGCCGGTCGCGCCGCCCGCATGCTGCAGGACGACAAGACCATTCGCATGATGTTCATCGACATCGGCGGCCTGGGCGCCGGCATCTATGACCGCCTGGTCGAGCTTGGCTATGGCGACCGGGTGACGGCCGTGAACTTCGGCTCCAAGGCCAGCGACGAACGCCAGTACGCCAACAAGCGCGCCGAGATGTGGGGCGAGATGGCCCACTGGCTGCACGACGACATCACCCCCTGCATCCCCGACGACGACCAGCTGCACGGCGACCTGACCGCCGTCAGCGGCAACAAGTACAGCTCCAACGGACAGCTCAAGCTGGAGCCGAAGGAGGATATCAAGAAGGCGCTCGGCCGCTCCCCTGACGACGGCGACGCCCTGGCGCTGACCTTCGCCGAGCCGGTGGCCGCCGACGACCAATTCACCGAGGACTGGCGGGCCAAGCTGCTGCGCCGTCGCTCCGCCAAATCCGCGATGAGTGCCTGAACCTATGACCATGGAAGCGAACCGCATCGCCACCGAGAACTGGCAGCGCTACGAGTACGGGCGCATGCGCGGCCACCTGCAGTACGTCGAGCGGGCGCGCATCAACGAAGGGATGTACCTGGGCGGCGGCCAGCAGTGGAGCGCCGAGGATATTCAGGCGCTGGCCGAGTCGGGCCGCCCGGCGTTCGAGTTCAACCAGATTCTGCCGAAGATCAACGCCGCCCTTGGCTACCAGATCGGCAACCGGATGGATATCAGCTATCGCCCGCGCGGCGGTCAGGCCGATCAGGATCTGGCCAGCACCCTGTCCAAGCTGACCATGCAGATCGCCGACAACACGCAATTGCACTGGAAGGAGTCGCAGGTATTCGCTGACGGACTGATCCAGCAGCGAGGCTACTTCGACGTGCGGATCAGCTACGAGGACAGCCTGCTCGGTGAGGTCAGGGTGGAAAGCCTTGATCCGCTGGACGTGATCCCCGACCCGGACGCCAAGTCATACGACCCGGACAGCTGGAGCGACGTGATCGTGACCCGCTGGCTGACCATGGACGAGCTCGAAGTGCTGTACGGCACCGAGAAGCGCAACGAGGTGGACCAGTCCAAGCCGGACGAGAGCGATTTCGGCGAGGACATGGGCGACGAGGCGCGCAACAAGTTCGGCGACAACAACAGCGGCTACAACGACCGCATGGGCGTGGCCACCCAGGCTGACGGCGAGCGCCGCGTCAGGGTCATCGACCGCCAGTATTGGCGCATGGAGAAGGCCGACGTACTGATCAGCGTGGCCGGCGACATCAGGGTGGTCGACAGTCTGAGCCCGCAGCGCGTGGCGGCGATGGAAGCCGATGGCGCGATCAGGCAGAAGCGCCGTGTGCGCCGGGTGCGCTGGGTAGTCTCGACCCAGTGCGTGACCCTGCACGACGATTGGTCGCCGTTCGCCCACTTCACCGTGGTCCCCTTCTTCCCGTTCTTCCGCCGGGGCGTGACCCGCGGCCTGGTGGACAACGCCATCGGCCCGCAGCAGCTGCTCAACAAGTCCATGTCGCAGATGCTGCACATCATCAACACCACGGCGAACTCGGGCTGGATCACTTGGGCGAACACCATCGCCAACATGAGCGAGGACGAGGTGGAGGACCGCGGCGCCGAAACCGGCCTGCATATGGTGCTCAAGAAGGACACGCCGACCGACAAGATCCCGCGCAAGATCCAGCCAAACCAGGTGCCGACCGGGCTCGACCGCATCATCGAGCGCGCCGCGGTGCTGCTGGAGCAGGCGACCGGGATCAATGACGCCATGGTCGGCAACAGTGGCCGCGAGGTATCTGGCATCGCCATCCAGAGCCGCCAGCACGCAGCGCAGCAGCAGCTCGCCGTGCCGCTGGACAACCTGGCGCGCACCCGCAACCTGCTCGCCCGCCGCCTGCTGGACTTGATCCAAGGGTTCTACGACCAGCCGCGCATCGTGCGCATCGTCGAAACCGATGGCCGTGGCCGCGAGACGACCGAGGAGCTGGCCCTGAACTACCCGGACGCCAACAACCGGATCGCCAACGACCTGACCATCGGCGAGTACGACGTGATCGTCGCCGAGGTTCCACTGCAGGTGACGTTCGAGAACAGCCAGTTCCTGCAGGCCATCGAGCTGATCGACAAGGGCGCGCCGATCCCGTGGCCGTTCGTGCTGCGCTACTCGAATCTGGCGCACAAGCAGGAAATCATCGACGCGCTCGAGCAGCAGGGCCAGCCGCAGATCGACCCGGTTACCGAGGCCAAGGTGGCGCTGACCCAGGCCCAGACCCAGAAGACTCTCGCCGAGAGCGTCAACAAGGCCGTGGAGTCGCAGTACAGCGCGATGCAGGCCGCCGGGGTGATCGCCACCACGCCGGCCACCTCGCCGCTGGCCGACGCCCTGCTCAAGTCGGCCGGTTACATCGACCGCGACGCCGCTCCGATCGTGCCGGAGTACCAAGCCAGCTTGCCGGCCGCACCCATGGCGCCCAGCGCGCCGACCAACACCAATCCGCTGACCCCGGCCAATCCGGGCGTGGGTCTGAATGCCGGCATCGAAACGCCGGCCATCGAACCTGTTTAACCACCAAGGGGCTCCCATGAACTACGACGACGACAACCTGGACACCGTGCTGGACGACGAGCACGCCGCCGAACTGGAAGACCGCGGCGACGACGTGGGCGACCTGCCGCCCGAGGACGACGAGCTGCCGGAAGACGAGGCGGGAGAAGAAGCCGAAGCCGAGGAAGAGGCCGAGCCCGAGGAAGAACCGGCGCCGGCCAAGGGCAGCAAGTCCGTGCCGCATGCCCGCTTCAACGAGGTCAACGAGGCGCTGAAGCAGGAGCGCGCCGCCCGCCTGCAGCTGGAGGAGGAGCTGGCCCGCGCCCGTGGCGCCCAGCAGCCCGAGCCGAAGCCGTCCGCCGAGCCCGCACCGGCCCCGGATGCCGACATCAAGGCGTTGCGCAAGCAGCTGCGCGAGGCCATCTACGAGGGCGACGACAGCAAGGCCGAGGCGCTGGAGGACCAGATCGACAGCCTGAGCGCCCAGCGCCAGGCTCGCATCGCCGAGCAGCGTGCTACCGAGCTTCTGGAGCAGCAGCAGAAGGCGCAGCAGCAGAAGGCCGCGCAGAGTGAGATGCAGGCGGTTGTCGCCGAGGCGTACCAGTCCTATCCGTTCCTCGACGTTGAAGGCGCCGAGCCGAATCAGGACGCCATCGACGAAGTGGTGGCCCTGCGCGACCTGTACCTGTCTCGCGGCCAGTCCGCCGCCCAGGCCATCGCCGCCGCCGTGGCCAAGGTCGGCCCGCGCTACGCCGACGAGCCCGTCGCCAAGCCGGCAAAGGCGCCAAAGGCCGATTCCGTGGCGCAGAACCTGGAGCGCGAGAAGCGCATCCCGCCGTCCATGCCCGGCGTGGGCGAACGTGCCCGCAAGATCGACTACTCGGCGCTGACCGAGGAGGAGTTCGACAACCTGTCCGCTGTCGAGCGCAAGAAGGCCCGCGGCGATTTCGTGGGGTGATTGCCGATGAGACTCTGGATTGACTGCGAGTTCAACAGCTTCAAGGGTGAGCTGATCTCGATGGCTCTGGTGGATGAGGGGGGCAGGCACTTCTACGAGGTGCTGCGGTGCGCGGAGCCGCACCCATGGGTGGCCGAGCACGTCATGCCGATCCTCGGCAAAGCGGCCGTCTCGATGGAGCTTTTCCAGCACCGGCTGGCCGTATTCCTTGGGCAGTACGACGCGATCCACGTCATCGCCGATTGGCCGGAGGACATCCGGCACTTCTGCGATGCACTGATCACCGGGCCGGGCATGCGCCTCGACACGCCTCCGCTGAACATGGAGGTGCGTCGCGACCTGGATGCGGAGTCGGCTGTGCCGCACAACGCCCTGCACGACGCGATTGCGATCCGCACCAAACACCTCGAACTGCTGGCAAAAACCGCTTGATAGGCGGTGCCAGTCACATAGCGTCACTCCCGTAGCTCCCCAGCTGCATCCGAACCGCCGGCCTCCGGGCCGGTGGCCAGGGCCAAGCAACAAGCCCCGCAGCGGCCAGCTGCTCGCTCACCGAGACACGGTGTTCCTCGCCCGCAGGGCGTAAAGCTGCGCCGGCCCCGAGAGCCTGAATCTCGTCTTCGCCTGGGTGGCGACATAGCCCGCACAACCGACAGAAATTCACGACGATAGGAGACGGCCATGTCCGTAACCAACTTCGCTCGCCTGACCGGCCAGCAAAAAATCGTCTGGTCGCGCGACGTATGGCAAGCCGCCCGCGATCAGATGTTCATCAAGAAATTCCTCGGTACTGGCGACGGCGCGCTGATCCAGCGCATCACCGAGCTGACCAAGACCGAAAAGGGCGAGAAGGTGCTGATGCACCTGGTTGCTGACCTGGTTGAAGACGGCGTGACCGGCGACAACCAGCGCGAAGGCAACGAAGAAGAAATGATGTCCTACTCGCAGGAGATCACCATCGACCTGATCAGCCACCAAGTCCGCAACAAGGGCAAGCTGGCCGACCAGAAGACCGTGATCAACTTCCGCGAGATGGCCAAATCGCGCCTGGCCTACTGGCTGTCCAACCGTGTCGACCAGCTGGGCATGCTCACCCTGTCCGGCGTCGGCTACGAGTACAACCTCGACGGCTCCCTGCGCGACAACGGCTCGCCGTTCCCGGCCCTGGCGTTCGCTGCCGACGTGTCTGCCCCCTCGTCCAAGCGTCACCTGTCGTGGAACGGCACCAAACTGGTCGCTGGCGACACCACCGCCATCACCGCAAGCTTCGTGCCGAACTACAAGATGATCGTGGATGCCATCGCCTACGCGAAGACCCACTACATCAAGCCGCTGATGGCGGCCGGCAAGGAGTACTACGTGATGTTCGTTCAGCCGGGCACCCTCGCCCAGCTGAAGAAGAACAGCGACTACCAGCACGCCGTCACCAACCTGGCCATGAAGTCCGGCGAGCAGAGCCCGTGGTTCACTGGCGCCACCATCACCATCGACGGCGCCGTGCTCCATGAGCACCGCCTGGTGTTCGGCACCCAGGGCGCAGCAGCCACCGAGAAGTGGGGCGTGGATGGCAACGTCAACGGCACCCGCACCCTGCTGTGCGGCGCGCAAGCGCTGGGCATGGCCGACCTCGGCACCCCGGAGTGGGTCGAAAAGAAATTCGACTACGACAGCAAGCAGGGCATCAGCGTCGACAAGATGCTCGGCTTCCTCAAGCCGAAGTTCCACTCGATCTATGACAAGTCGGTCGAGGACTTCGGCGTCCTGGCCATCGACCACTACCAGCCGTAAGGAGCTGAGCCATGACCATCACTAAGCGCGACGGTCGGCAGGAGGCGTTGATCGCCTTCGTCGACATCAACCTGGCCGACGTGGCGTCCGGCACCGCTCAGGCCGCCATCGAGCTGCCGGGCGGCGCCATCGTCCTGCGCGGCGAGCTGTTCGTCACCGAAGTGTTCAACGCCGGCACCACCGCGGTACTGGATATCGGTGATGCGCTGGTCGCCAACCGCTACGCCAACGATCTGGACCTGAAGACCCTCGGCCGCAAGCAGCTGGTCCCGACCGGCTATGTGATGCCGCAGCAGGGCGACCTGACCGTGACCTACGTTCCGGGCGGCACTGCGGCCACCACCGGCAAGGCCCGACTGATCGTCGAGTACATCGACGCCGGCCGCGTCTGCTCCACCCAGGGCTAAGTCCTGACTGATCGGCCGGGGCAACCCGGCCTTTCTCCAATCGCAAGGGGCGCACCATGAGCGACATCCGTTTTCTGCCGAATCCCGAACACCCCGACAACACCATCGTTTCCCTGCGCAGCGGCCATGCCTGCCGCGTGTATGCCGTGAGCCCGCTGGATGGCGAGCCGGGCACTGTCATTCCCCATCGCTTCCATCAGGCGGCCATGGCGGCGGGCTGCGAAGCTGTCGGCCTCGGCGTCCACCAGCATCAGGCCCCGCAGGAAAGCCACAAGGCCGCGCTGCTGGCCAAGGCCATTGAGGCCATCGTCGCTCGCGGCAACGCCAAGGAAGTCGACAGCTCCGGCAAGCCTACCCAGAAGGCAATCAATGCCGAGGCTGGCTATACCGTGTCGCGCACCGATCTGGACGCCGCATGGGACAAGTTCACCGACTCCCTGAAAGATGAAGAACTGAGCGTCTGACCATGGCCTACGCGACCGTTGCCGACATGATCCAGGCGTTCCGCGAGGAAACGAGCGATACCGTCGAGGACTACCTGTGGTCCGACGCGCTGCTGGTCCGCTTCGCCAGCGAGGCGCTGGTCGCGTTCGCCGAGCAGACCAAGAGCATCTACGACGACAGCAGCGCCGCTGCGGTGATCGAGTACGCCGCCGCCCAGCAGGTGCTCGCCCTGCATCCGGCGGTCATCGACGTGGTGGAAGCCTATGCCGGCGACAGGCAGCTCAAGGTGGTGGCGCCCGGTGTGGTGCGCCGCTCCGAGCTGCCGACCGGCGGCCTGCCCGAGCTGTTGGTGCTGGGCAGTTCGTCCGACCAGATGAAGCTGTACCCGGCCCCTCAAGAGGCGGGCACGCTGGAGCTGCTGGTGATCCGCCGTCCGCTGGCCGAGGTGGCCGTCAATGGCGCAATCCCCGACGTGCCGGTGAGCGATCGTCGCCACCTGCTGTCGTTCATGAAGGGGCGCAGCTACGGCGTGCAGGACGTGGAAGCCTACGATCCGGCCAAGTCGGCGCAGTTCTACGTGGAGTTCGAGCGCGCCTGCCAAGGCATCTACGAGAACGCCCTGCGCCGCAGGTCATCGGCATCGCGCGGCATCCGCTTCAACTGGTAGGGCGATTGCGCGCCATCGCCAGTCACATACCGTTGTCGCCACTGAATGCGGGTGATGCTCATGGCTTCGACGATCAAAGACAACTGGTCCGGCGGTATCGACAACCTGGCGCCTGCCGACCGGCTGCCGCAGCCGTCGCGCGCCGACTCGCGCGGCTTCCTGCGCAATGCGGTCAACGTCGATCCGACGCCGGGCGGCGCCCTGCACCTGCGCAGCGGCTACGAGCAGGTCTATGCCGGAACGGCTGTGCGTGGCGTGCTCAAGCACGGGCGCATGCTGCTGGTCGCCGACGGCGCCGATCTGGTCGAGTTCGACACCCGCACCGGCGGCCATCGCGTGCTTCGGCAGATCGCCGGGGCCGGGCAGTTCGTCGGCGACACCCTCAACGGAATCCTCTACTTCGCAACCGGCAACGAGCTGCTGCAGTACGACGGCCGCGACGTGAAGCCATGGGGCGTTCCCGACGTGCGCATCCAGCCGCTGCCGCAGATCGGCGCCGGCAGCCTGCGGGCCGGCCATTACCGCCTGGCCGTGACCTTCTCCGATGCGGACGGCCGCGAGGGCGGCACCGATGCGCCGCTGATCTTCACCGTGCCCGAGTCGGGCGGCCTGACCGTGGCCCTGCCCGAGCCTCCGTCCGGCGGCCTGGTCAATCTCTACGCCAGCGCCGGCGACAGCGAAACCCTGTACCTGCAGGACAGCAGCGCGGCGACCAAGACGCTGACGCTCACTGCGCTGCGCGACGATACCCGGCTGCTGAGCACTGCGCACCTGCGCGCCCCGCTGGGCGGCACACGCATTCGCACCCACGGCGCCCAACTGGCCATCGTCAGCGGCTCGACCGTGTGGCTGACCGCGCCCATGCGTCCGCACCTGATCGACCCGCGCCGCGGCTTCTTCCAGTACCCGGCGACGGTGGGCGACCTGCTCAGCGCGGGAGGCTGGCTCTACGTCAGTGCCGACAAGGGCTATGCCGTGGCCGGCGTCGCCAGCGATGCACCCGAGCAGCGCGAAGTCGCCGAGTTTCCCTGCCTGCCAGGCTCGGCCGTGCTGCTGCCCGATGGTCGCGGCGCATGGATGACCCGCTACGGCCAGGCCATCACCACCGGCGACGGCGGTATGGCCATGGTCAACCGAGAGCACTACGCGCCTCCGCTGGGCGAGTCCGGCGCCGCTGGCGTCATCGAGCACAACGGCAATCAGCTGATCGTCACCACTTCCCGCGGCATGGGCGGCACCAATCCGCGCGCCGCCTCCGACTACGCCACCTGGGAGTAACCCACGAATGATCCCCGACGAAGGCCGCGACTACATCGCCGCCGTACTGCGCAAGACCGAGGCGCCGGCCGACCTCTATGTATTCCTGCTGGAAGGCAACTACGTGCCCGACGCCAACGCCAAGGCTGCCGACCTGCAGCTGGCGGCCATGGCCGAATGCACCGCCTACAGCGAAGCGACCCGCCCGGCCTGGCCGCACAGCTACGAGGACGGCGTGATCCACAACCTCAACGACAAGGTGACGTTCACCCCGACCCAGGCCAAGCGCGTGTATGCCGCCGGAATCGTCACCGTGTCGACCAAGGGCGGCACCGCCGGCAAGATCCTGCACGTCGCCCGCTTCGAAACCCCGAAGGACATGGTGGTGGGCGAGCCCTTCACCGTGGCCAACGTGATGAACCTCATCCCGACCGCTCTGTAAGGACCATCCCATGACTGGAAAAATCAGCACCGGCCTGGCCGATGCACTGCTCACCGGCTCCGGCCTCAAAGAAGCCATGACCGGCATGCACCTGTACGTCTACGCTGGCACCGAGCCGGCCACCGCCGACGCCGCGCTGGGTGGCGCTACTCTGCTGTGCGACTACAGCGGCAACGGCGACGGTAGCGCGCTGTTGCTGGCAGCCACCGCTAGCGGCGGGCAGATCGAGAAGGAGGCCACGCAGGTCTGGCAGGGCACCGCCGTCGCCACCGGCACCGCCGCCTTCTTCCGCTTCGCCATGCCGGCCGACACCGGCGAGGTCAGCACCACGGCCATTCGCGTGCAGGGCGTGGTCGGCAACGTCGGCAAGGAGCTGAATCTCAACGATCTTGGCTTCACCACTTCCGCGGTAATGACCGTCACCGACTACTTCTTCGCTCAGCCTACCGCGTAAGGAGAGAACAACATGGCGAACCGGCTGACCAAGCTGGCGAATATCCAGTACCAGCCGGCTTCGCCATATATCCCGGCGCGCAAGGCGTACTGCGTGCAGAAGACGACCTACTCGCCAAGGACTGTCCATCACTCGAGCGCCTACGAGATGGCCGTCGTTGGCGCCGTGCTGGTCGAGGTCAGTTACTACACCTACGAGATGGTAGGGAAGATCGTCACGACGTGCTACCCGGCCGTGCCGGCGTACCCGGCCGTACCGGCGTCGATCCGCTACAGCAGCATCGCCGGCTGGAATGGCGGCGCATCTAGCATCGATCCACTGGAGGGGGACGGCTATTTCTCCTTCAACGTGTCGCCCAATCCGGCGGCCGTGGTGGTAGGACTGGCTGCCGCAGATGCGTCACTGCTTCCAGGAGAGGTAACGCACGGCTTCTACGTCCATGGCAATACTGTGGACGTGATGGAGTCTGGCGTGGTGGTGGCCACGGCGCCGACCGCGCACGAAACCGGCAAGCGACTTGCGATCGCTCGCGGCAACAGCGTCGTGACCTACCAGTACGACGGCTGGTCGCACCGCAGTGAAGTCGCCTCGTTCGGTGCGCAGTACCTGGACGTGTCGATCTACGCCAGCGGCGACTTCGTGGACAGCCCGTTGCGCGGCGGGGTTGGCTATGGCGGCGTAGTGCTGCCGCCAATCGCCACCATCGGCGGTGACGTGGCGTCCTGGTCTCAGGGCGGCATCAAGCTCAATCGCCTGCAGATGCTCGGCAGCGGCCTGGTCGGTACCGTCGGCAGCGGCGGCGTGACCCTGCCGAGACTGTTGCAGCGCGGGGCGAATCACGACGGCGG